CTCATCTATAATTCTATGAATTGCATATTCTTGATTGACCGCATGTAATAAAGATGATAAATAATTAAATATTCCCATAACAAAACTGTAAGGTAATTGGTAAGCAGCTGTGTTCATGTTTTCTAATTCTTCAAAATATTTTAAATATTTCTGATTATTTGAGTTATTTTTAAATATTTGCCAACATTTACTACTAACTATAATTCTTTTACCATAATACCTAAAATAAAAATATAGGAATAATTCAAAAAATTGTCTAGGTAAAATTTTTGCTAATCCAGTTAGAAAGAATAAGTATTTAGCAAACATGCTTTTAGGACCCCACCTTAGACAATCTAATATCACATTATATCTAATATAATCTCCTTGCTTACTAGGAATATTTTCAAACAAGACTTTATGAATCAACCCCAACCTTTGACTAGATGAAACTGATATGATTTCATTTTTTAAAAGATTACACAAAAATGCAAACATTTTTTCTAAAACGAATTGAATTGTTTTCAATTCTTTGGTCATTACAAATATTTCTCTACTACCTTTCCATTGCCATTTTTCAACTATATGCAAAACAAATTCTATAGAATTAGTTGTATTTATTTTTTCAAAAAAAGTTACTTCTAATTGATTTACAATTTTAATTTTATCCTGGAAATTTCCTTCAGTTTCTAATAGATCTTTAATAATCTTTATTTTTTCTTTATTGTCTTCCAGTTCTGTAAGAGCTTCTTCAACTACTACTTCTCCACTTTTTTGACCAAAGAATTTCCCAATGTCTTTGAAGTTCTTATATAAATTTTTGTTCTCTTCTTTACTTTTTTTAAGATCCTCTTTCAATTTTTCTCTAAATACATGATCTCTAACAGTTTTCATTTGCAGTTTTAAACTTTTTATTAAATCTTCTGACTCATTTATTTTGTTTTTGATATCTATTATTTTCTCTTTATTATTTATACATATTTTTACCTTCTCCAATAATTTACTATTCAATTCTTCATCATATATATTACAAGATTCTTCTGCTCTTAAAAGATTTTCTAAATACCATTTATCAAGATTATCAGGCTGAACATTTTTTAATGTGTTTCTTAATCCTGATTCATTCATTATGTCTGTCCATGGAGTATTTATAATGTTATACCATTTATTGTGTATGGAATTTATAACTTTAGAATTTATATACAAATTACTTAGATAATTACCTAAATCATAACAATAACCTTCATTGAAATAAAATTCATTGTCCATAATGTTATTCTCTGATTTTAAGTTGGCATTAATTACACTGTTGAGGTTTACTGCAAAACCTGTTTGATTCATATAGTCATCATGCGCACTAATAGCTTTGACTAAATTTTTACATTGTTCTACAGATTGATTATAAGGTGCTTTGGTCATAGAATAAGTGCAATATAATGAGAATACAAAATCATTAGTATCCATGATATCGCCAAACCCGATTAATGATTTTAAACTTGTAATTTCTTTGGTCACAAATTTTTGTAAATC